GTCGTTAGATATAGTCTGTGAGTTTTCATAAATACATCCGTCAGCTACAGCCGAAGCTACACCTGTTAAGTTACTACCATCACCTGTGTAGGATGTCGCACCTAAAGCTCCTGTTGCAGAGTTAAAAGTTAGATTGCTACCAGTCTTTGGTGCTTGGTCGCCTGTAGCTGTGGTTACAAATACAGGAAAACAAGTTGTGTCTGTTGACTCATCTGCTACTGGTATAGTAGAAGTGTTAATAGAGTTTGTAGATGCCGCTGTAATACGTCCCTGAGCGTCTACAGTAATCGCTGGGATGGCTGTGGCAGAACCATAGCTACCAGCACTTACAGACGTGTCAGCGAGCTTTGCAGCAGTCACTGCGTCATCTGCAATTTTAGCTGTGGTAACAGCAGTATCTACAATAGAAGCTGTAACTACTGCACTGCTCGCTAGTTGATCTGCACCAACTGCGTCATCTGCTATCTTAGCTTGGGTTACTGCATCGTCTGTAATCTTTGCTGTTGTTACTGCTCCGCTAGCAATAGTTGCTGTTGTAACTGTGCCTGCACTAGGAGTGTTTAGGTTTACTGTTGACCCGATCGTAATGATGAAGAAATCAGCACCAGTAGAAGGAGCGGCAGAAAGTATAATATCGCTGCTGTCAATAGCAAAGCCTTCGCTGGGTTGGCTGGTTCCGCTATTAGGTTTCTGAATGACTCCATTGATGCTAACAAGATGTTGCTCGGCAACTGTGCCTGCATTACTAAGTGTAAATCTATAAGCTGATCCATTGAATGTTGCACTTCCTCCACCAGTTCCTGATGAACTAGATAATGTGTTTATAAAGAAACTACCTACTGACTGTGCCTCTTCCCATGCTGATGTTGTACCATCATACACAAGCAGTTTACCTGTAGCAGTATTAAAGAATAAGTCACCACTATCGTTATTACTTGTAGGATTCGACGAGCCAACTCTATATCTTTCGTTGAAATCATTGATGTCTCCACTAAGACCAACTAAGTCACTTTCTGGTAGTGTCGCTTTGTGATAGTTATATGTCTGACTAGAACCAGTTGATGTTACAATAAAACGTATACCACTAGCTACAGTAGAACTGTGAAAGTTGGAAGGTATGTTGTTTATTGTAACAGTTGTACCATTAAGTGTGCGGCCTGTTGTACTCACACCACTACTGTTTACAACTATGCCAGCTGCGTCTGCTATAGAGATAGCAACACCTGATGCCGGTTGTGTGTTAGGAAATGATACTTCGTTAGCAATAGCTTCAAAACCACCAAACGGTTCTAGCTGTGCAGCAACGTAGTCTACAATAGCACCAGAAGTTGGTAACTTTGTGTCATCGTCTGTAACTGTAGTTTGTTTTAGATCACTAGCTAATTTTGCAAGTGTTACGTTGCTGTCAGCTATTTTAACTGTTGTTATGTTTGCATCTGTAATCTTAGATGTTGTAACAGAGTTAGATGCTAACTTACCATCTGTAATAGTTGTGCTAGCTATCTTGGCTCCTGTAACTTGACTGTCTGCTATATGAGCAGTATCAATAGAACCATCAACATAGTGCTCTGAATTAATAGAGTCATCGGCTATCTTTGCTCCTGTAACTGCGTCTGCTGCGATGTCAGCTGTAGCAACTGTAAGATCTGTAATGTTAGCACTAGCAACTGTTATATCTGTTGGTAACGCACCACTACCTAGCTTTGCCATTGTTACAGCATTGTCAGCTATCTTAGCTGTTGTAACTGAGTCACTAGCTAAGTCGCCTGCTACTATAGTACCATCAAGTATTTTAGCACTTGTTATAGCACCGTCTTTTATATCGCTTGTTTGTATTGTTTGATTTTGCTCTTCTTGTGCAGCAAACAATAACTGCTCGTGGTTAGCATTAAGGTCAGCTGCCTTGACTGATGACCCTGCCGTATATGTAGCCTTTGCACTATCTACGTCTGTATCACGAAAGATACGTATAGCTGCTGGGCTAGCTGGTATGTTGCCTGATGTAAAGACTACATTACCACCACCTGTAGTAGTGTAGCCTGTAATGTTGTAGTGTGTGCCTGATGATTTAATAACACCATCTACATCAACTTTTACGGCAGACTCTTGTATAGAGGGAAAAGAAAACGCTTTTGTCGCATTTCCATCCCCAGTGTAATCTACGAATGTTGTTGCCATTTATTTAGGTATATTGAGGATGTTACGAGTTTGTATTTTCTTCTGTCTTTGCTTTCTTACTTTTTCTCTTTGCTCTTCAATCAATGCTATAGCTTCTGCCTGAGTAGTAACTCTAGCCCAAGCTCTACGACGTGCTTGTCTAAATATTCTATCTATCATAATGTTGTGGTAGTAATCTCTAGCATTGAACTCAGCACGTTTACCAGCTTTTATATCGGCATACATCTGTTCCATAGATGCTAAAATCTTAGGATCTTTAGCTAGCTTTTCGAGTGCTACTTCTAGACCCTCTTGACCTAATTCTCGTTGAAACTCTGATCTAAGTCTAGGACTATCAGTAAGATCTGTGCTGTCAGGTGCATAGTATGTAGACAAACGTAAGTCGTAACCACTATCAAATAAGAATTGTCTACCAGCACTTTGCTCTAGGTTTAGTGTAACTGGACTTACAGCATTGTACATTCTAGTTAAGAAGTCCCAATCTTTAAGAGGTTTACCATTAAGTATATCATACTTGACAGGTAACGGTTGGGCTAGTGGGTTTATAAATGTTAAGTTCTCACTTATTAGGTTTCTGTTACGTATAGACTGGTCAATACCTGAGCCTATCTCACGCATGTAAGGTGTAAATAGTCTACCAAGTTCATTACGTAAACCTGATAATGGTACAGTATTGTTAGCAAGAGATGCTATAATACGTGGCCCTTGTCCGGGTCTACCACCAAATAAGTCTACAAAGGACTGTATACCAGCTAGGTATGACTTACTTGTAATCGCTTGTGCAATAACAAGAGAAATCTTTTGTAGTTCTCCTTCTGTCCACTCTTCGCCCATAAGTTCACTTGCGTCACCTACGTCAGCGATTGTAGACATAATTAGATTAAATGGTTCAAACTGGTCGTAACCAACACGTACAGCACCTAGCTTTATAGTTCTTGGTTCCCACTTACCATCTAGCCACATCTGTCTTTTCTGTCTGTCAACAGGGCCATTACCATTTAGATCACCACGCATCCAAGCCATAGTTGCCATAAATGTAACAGCAGAGCCTATCGCTAGTCGGCCTGTTTGTAAAGCCTTTGCGTTAGCTAGTTCTTCAGCTGTTGTAATACCATATTGACGTACGCTTCCTAGATCATCTGCTGTAGCTAGTGCTATGTCGTTGAACTCTTTTACAAGAAAGTTAAAACCGGGTGTATGCTTACCTGTTAGTGCTAGTCCGTTTACACCTGTTCTTGCAAACAAGAAAAAAGGTCTAGCTAGCGGTGTAGCTGCAAATACGTCGTTAAGACCCTTTGCAAAGCCTGTTAGTGGTTGTGTTAGTGTAACTTCTTTTCTAGCAAAGTCAAGTGCTTCGTCTGTAATGTTACCGGCAGCATCATAGATCTGACCATAGAAATCATCTTGGTATGCTTTCATTAGCTGCCTAGTGATTTGTGGTGTCTGGATACCATTGCCTTGTAACTCAAGGACTCTACGCATTGCCTTTTCACGCATCTTCATTCTACCAAGTATAAAGCCAAACGAGTCATCAGTCGCTGCCATAAGTTTAGTAGAATAAGTAAGTAAGTTATTACTGTTCATCTGGCGTGCCATATTAGCTATACGGAACGCAGCTTTTTCTCCATCAGTCGCACGACCACTATCTTCTGCCCATCTACGTAGTATTTCCCAGTTGTTGTCACCACGAGTAAACTCACTAAAACGAGTCTTAATACTAGATATATCACCTTTCCAGTAAGCATTGAGTCTAGTTCTAAACAAGTCAAAAGCTTCTGGTATAGATTCTATCATAGCATTTACAGTTGACAAGCTGGCTCTAACTGTTGCAGCATCACCATTAAATGGATAGCGTATCAACGCACCGAAAGCTGTAGATATAGGACGTAAGAAAGTTGCACTGGCTGTACCCATGATTGCTCGAACTGGTGTTTTAGGGCCAGATAAGATACCATGTGTAGTCACACCTTGTAGCTCACGTATAAGAGCACCTGTACGGTCTGGTGCATTAGGGTCTAACTTACCACCATACAACAATGTTCTTGCCCATTTATCAAAGTCATCAACAGAGTTTATATCTTTCATCATAGAGAAAGCTTCAAATACTGCGAGTAGCATGTCATCATCACCTTCTTTAGCAATGTTTAAAACAGCTAGTATAGCATCTTTAGAATCCTGTTGCTCTTTAGCTAGAGCTTCTGTTACTGCTTGTTTACGAGACTTACCAGCACCAAAGTTTCTGAAGTCATCTGATTTCACAAACCTAGCTTTCTTTGTTTCATACATCAAAGTCAGCATAGTGTCTACGATTTGTTTAGCTGGGCCGTCTATGTCAGTAAGATTTACAATGTCAGCTATCTCTCTACCAGATATACCAGTATCTCGTAGCTGTCTAAGTAGTGTACCAGCAACTAAGTCACCAATAACTACGTTCTTAGTTGTCCATGTTTCAACACCTTCTGTAACATCGTTGGTTTCAAACAACTCTTTTAGATACTCTTGTGGTGACATATCCGCAGCATTTCTGCCCTGTGTAATACGTTGATGTCCTTCAACAGCTTCTCTAAATGTTTGTGCTAGTAACTTTCTGTCGCCTTTTGCAGCAGCTAAATCTCTAGCAAACTTATCAGAACCAACTAATCCTTGGTATATACGCTCAACCATTTCATCATCAAGACCACTCTTGAGTGCTATACGCTCACGTTCTACTGGTGTAGTTACAGAACCTGTAGAGCCTTCTTCAGCTCCCCATTCATTACGTGTACGTGAAAGCTGTTCTCTAGCTTTTTGTGGGTCTACTTCTGATATGTGTGCACCTTGATGTGGTTCAGCTACTGGTG